GTGCCAGGCGTTGTACTTACACCTAGAAATGATGGATTTGGTGGTCCAACTAGAGAAGAAGCTGAATCTATATCTCAGATGTATAAAGAAAAATTTGGTGGTGCCAATAGAGGTGCTCCTATGGTTTTATCTGGAGCAATGAATATTGATATTGTATCTTTCTCACCTGACCAAATGAAGTTAGTAGAATTAAGAAGAATACCTGAAGAAAGAGTTTCTGCAGTTTTAGGTGTCCCAGCAATTCTCGCTGGACTCGGAGCTGGACTAGATGCGGCTACTTTTAACAATACTAAAGAACTTAGAGAATTTTTTACAGAACAAAAACTTGTTCCAATGTGGAGAACAGTTGCTAATGAGCTTACTCATCAATTATTAATACCAGATTTTAAAGATAAAAATTTAATGTGTGACTATGACATACAGTCAGTAAGAGCACTACAAACAGATGTTGATAATCTTTACAAGAGAGTAAACATGGGTGTATCTGGTGGTTGGATAACAATTGGTGAAGCTAGAAAAGTTGTAGGATTAAATGTTGATGATAAGCATGATGTATATTTAAGACCACTAAACATGATACAAGTTGATGAAGATGGTCAAGCTATATTAAATGAAATGCCTGAATCTAATAGGCAACAGTCTCAACAAGAACAATTAAGAGCAGCTGATACCAACGAAGAAGTTGTATTTAAAGATACTTTTGGATTAGATGAAGGTGTACCTGAATCTACAAGACAACCAAAAATTGTTATGGAAGATGAACCAAGAAATGAAGAAAAGTATATTGCTAAAATGCCTAACGGTTCTTTTTGTGTAATAAGTCATGATGATAATAAAGTAATAAAATGTTTTGATACTAGAAAAGAAGCAGAAAACTTTCTAAAACGCAAACCTAAAAAAAATTATGATAATATTGAAGAGCTAAGTGTAAGTTTGGAAGAAGCAGAAGTACTTATGGAATCACAATTTGAAATAGAACCTGAAAACAGTAAAGCTGCTAATCCCAAGGATGTCTTTGACAACCCAGGTGCAGCAATGAACAGGTCAAAAGAATTATCATGTGCAGTTGGTGTACACACTCATGAAGTAAATGGTAAAAAAGTATTCATGCCTTGCAAAACACATGAGGCATATGAAGAAGCTGTAAAACCCAAGAAAGCTGAAAAGCCAAAAAAAGATAGGACTAACTTTCCAAGTCCAGGTGATGACCAGAAAGTAAGCATTTCTAATTCTAAATATAAACAATTTCCTTACGGTTACGCTAAAGACTTAAAAGAGAACTGGCCAGAAATTTGGAGACGTGGTGGTAACGGAGGTAACCCTCCAACTTCATTTACTGGTAATGATGCTTTTTCTAGATGGACTAAATATCAATCAGGAGACAGAAGCGAATCAGTTCTTAACTGGGTTCGCAGAAGAGAAAGATTTATGGGTAGACATCAAGGTAACACAAGACTTGCTGGAACGGTAGCAAATATTAAATGGGGTGGCGTTTCTAATATTGGTGTATCTGGTATGAGAAAAGTTATTAATGACCAAAAGAAAATTGTTAGAGCTAGAAGAAAAGCTGCTGAAGAAATGGCAGATGAAATTTATGAAAAAGAACTTACTGAAACAAAAGCTGTTTCTGCAAGAGTAAGAAAAGCCTTAGTTAATAAAGTAAAAGAACACAACGCTAAAAAACCTAAGTACAAAGCTAATTTAAGAACTTTAACATCTGTATTTAACAGAGGTGTTGGTGCCTACAGAACTTCACCAGGTTCAGTTAGAGGTAATGTTACATCAGCTGACCAGTGGGGATTAGGCAGAGTTAATGGGTTTATACACGCTTTAAGAACTGGTAGATTTAAGAGAAAGCCTTATGACCAAGATTTATTACCTAGCAACCATCCTTTAAGTTCTAAAAAATCAGGAGATGTAGAAGAAAAAGCTTCTAGTGTTAGTGTAGGACAGTCAGTAAGTTGGTCTATAAATAAAGACCCTCAACCACCTTCAACAGTTCATGGAATTGTAGTTTCTATTAATAGCGAAAAGAAAGAAGCAACAATGCAAGTATGGGCAATCATGGAAGACGGTAGTCACAAAAAAACAGATAGAAAAGTGACAATGCCAATCTCAAAATTAAAAGTTATAAAACCAATTAAATAACACACATTTTCAAAACATCTGTAATAATTCTTAATATAGCGTACCTTATTACTGTTAACAGGAGATAAAGGTAAATGTCTGAAAAAGAAGTTAAGAATATTGACCTCGAACTCAAATCTGAGAATGAGGGTAAAGTTTCCGCTGTTTTTTCTGTATTTAATTCACTTGACTCTGACGGAGATATAGTTCTTCCAGGGTCTATCAAATCAGGTTTTAAATCTGGTTCTGTACCTATGGTGTGGGCTCATAAATGGGACATGCCAATCGGTAAAGGTTCAATAAATAGTGATGGAGATAAAGCCACGTTTGAAGGTGAATTCTTTATGGATACAGATTCTGGAAAAGAAGCTTACAAGATAGTTAAGAATATGGCTGACATGCAACAATGGTCATTCGGCTATAGAGTAAATGATGCTGAACAAGGAAAATTTGGCGAAGGCGATGAAGAAAAAGATGCTAGGTTTTTAAAAGACCTAACTGTTTTTGAAGTCTCACCAGTACTTGTTGGAGCAAACCAAGATACTTATACAATGGCTATTAAGTCCAATAAAGAATTATTAAAAGAAATTGTTGGCGATGAAAAAAGTGTCATGACAACTGATTCAATGAATCAGCCTGACCCTGAAGAAGAGCCAAAAGAAGAAGAAAAGTCTATAACTGTTGATGAGTTATTAGAAAGCCCTGCAATGTATTTGAAAGAGCTTTACAAACTTAAAGAAGCAATTATAGAAACTCAAGAAGAGATTTCAGAAGATGCCCCTAAAGCATTTTCGGAACAAGTCAAAGATGTGCTTGCCGCATTAAACGACTTGATGGTACGAGCTACCGCCATAGCGATGTTGCGTGCTAAAGATGGAAGGAAGTTAGGCGAAAAAGCCACTGAAGCGCTACGTGCAGTTCAAGAAGACTTACAAGATGCTTGGGTCGAATTAGACACATTCATCGATAATGTAAGCGAAAACACTGTAGTGACTGAGGAAAGCGTTGACGTAGAAGAAGAACTACCAGCTGAAGATATTGAAGACTTACCAGTAGAAGAACCTGCTGAAGAAGTCGAAGTTGAGTCCAACCCAGAGACTGAACTAGTCGAAGCTGAAGATAACACTGAATCTGTTGACGAAGAGGCCGAAGCCTTATGGTTAGAGGCGCAGCAAAATATTGCTGAGTCACTGGATGCTGAGTTAGAAGTAGAAGATAATATATAGGAGATATATAAACCATGAGTAAAGTAGCAAAGCTCAAAGAGCAAATTGCAAAATCTCGTGAAGAATTGAAATCTGCTTTTGATTCACAAGAAGACGGTAAGTACACAGCTGAAGCCAAAGAGAAAATCAAAGGCTTCAACGACGAACTTTCTGGACTTGTTGATGATTTAAAAGTAGAAGAATCAAGGCTTCAAAACGAGAAAGCTTTAGAGGTTGATAATGAGCCTGTAAATTCTATACCTAATGCAATGCCTGAGCGAAAAGGTCCACAATCTATTGGGGAACAATTTGCTGATTCTGATGCTTTCAAAGCATATACAGAAAAAGGTGTTAAAGGTGTAGATTCACAAGTAGAATTTAAAACAACCTTGAATACAACAGGTTATCCACCAGAGAGCTTAAGGGCTCCTGGAATATTGGAAACCGCTTTAAGAGACCCAGATAGCGTAATCGGATTGTTTGACCAAATTCAAACAAGCCAAAATGCTTATGTGTATCTTGAAGAATCCACATTCACCAACAATGCTGGTGAAATCGCAGAAGCGGGAGACATTAGCTCAGCTAACGAATCCGCACTTGCATTTACAGAAAAGACAGAGTCAATCAGAAAGATTGCTACTTTCTTACCTGTAACTGACGAGTTGCTTGCTGATGTTGCTGGAATCCAAGGTTATGTCAACTCAAGACTATCAACAATGATGAAATTGAGATTAGACAATCAACTTATGGACGGTAACGGTTCAGCTCCTAACTTAACTGGTGTATTAAACAAATCAGGAATTAATTCCTTTGCATTTGGTTCATACTCTGGAGAATTAGGAAGATTAGGACAAATTTATCAAGCAATAACAGAAATCAGAAAGGACGCATTTGTTGAAGCAGACGCTATCATCATGCATCCTGAAGACTGGTATCAAATCATAACATCTGTAACAGATGTCGCAACCACAACAAGTGGTGCTGCAGCTAAGAATCCTTTATTCGTAGTCGCAGGCGGATTTGGTGCGGACGCTGCTCCAAGACTTTGGGGTCTAAAAGTTGTCCCATCTACAGTCGTCGCAGCTGGTACAATGTTAGTCGGTAAATTTGGTGGCGGAGACGCTGCACAAGTTATTATGAGAGAAGGTGTAGACCTTGCTGTTTCTGACAGCCATAGTGACTTCTTTGCAAAAAATCAATTGGCAATTAGATTGACAATGAGATTAGGATTTGCAATTTACAAACCAACAGCATTCTGTAAAATAACACAGATGTAACAAAATAGTTTTAAAGGGCGGATTCGTATTCGCCCTTTAAGCTAGAGGAGAACTATGGAC